ATGAACTCCGAACTCGAAGCACAGCTGATCCAGCGTCTTACGGAAGCGATTCCGCGTGAGCTCATCGTGGCGATTGAGGAAAACTTCCGAGCGGCTGCAAAACGAGCCTATAAGCTCACTATCGATCGCCACGAGGGGCACCGTGCAAGCGCATTGGGGCAAGAAAGGCATTTCTGCCTGAACGAAGCTCTGGCGAACGCCATGGATGGCTGCGACATTCCCCATTCGGAGATCAAAGGAACGGGCATCGTTGTCGGTACGGTGGGCTCCGTCAGCATCAGCCGATTTACGACAAACCATCCGAAGTGGACCAACAAGGATAAGAGTGCGAGGCGCCTAGAACTGGTGGAAGCAAATCGCTGGCTGGAAGACCTCATCCAACCCAGTCTCTTGGATTTCGAAGGTGAGTCGTCAGAACGTCTGGCGGTATTTTTTGTGACGGTGTTTGCAGGCAAGGCGGAGGAGCCCTCATCGATCAATTTGGTCGTGCCGGATGTCCGAATGCGCAGCGAACTTTTCTGCCAATCCCTCTTCGAGTTTCGTCAACACTATTCAGCCCCTGCCCCGCAAATCGACGCAGTTAATGTGCAGCTTAAGAAGGGCGCGGCGGGCAAAAAGACATCGGATGGACAAACATGAGGCGCAGCGTAACAGGCTTTCGAGGCGAGCGACTTTCTCAGGTTTTGGATGCACGACGACTTACCCAAGTCCAGCTTGCATCCATGATCGACGTGTCTCCTGCCACGATCAGCAAATGGCGCAACAATCAACAGAATCCTGACCCAGAAAAGCTTGATCGACTTGCCGCTGTCGTCAACGTAGCGCCGGAATGGTTCCTTCGGAGCAAGCCCGAATCAGCCGTTACCCCCCCGCTTTTCCGAAGCAACGCTTCGGCCTTGGTGTCGGCACGGGCTCTCATGCACGCTCGCCTTGAATGGGCTGAGGAAATTGCGGCCACTCTCGAAGAATACGTCGACTTTCCGTCGGTAGACTTTCCGACATTCGAGTTCAAGGATCCTAGCGAGATTTCAGACCAAGATATTGAACTCGCCGCGGTTGCATGTCGCACGAGGTGGAGACTTGGACTTGGTCCCGTCCCGGATGTTGTGCTCGCGATAGAAAATGCCGGCGGAGTGGTTATTCGCGAGGTCACCGGCGTAGGACAGATTGAAGGCGTTTCGCGGTGGCATGAGGACCGTCCTTTCGTGTTGCTATGCGCAGACAAAGCGAATGCCATCAGAGGTCGCTTTGACGCAGCACACGAGTTGGGGCACATCGTTCTTCATCGACATATCGCTTCGCCGGCAGCGAAGACCATGCATAAGGAGTTGGAGCGCCAGGCTCACCGATTTGCCGCTGCTTTTCTGCTACCAGCGGAAACTTTTGCCGCTGACTGCCCTTTCCCCCCCACATTGGACACGTTGCTTGCTCTCAAGTCGCGATGGAAAGCATCTGTTGCGGCGATGATCATGAGGTTGCACGCGCTAGAACTTATTGACGATAACGAGAAACTGAATTTGTTCAAACGGCTATCCGCTCGCTTCGGTAGAAAAGCTGAGCCGCGGGACGACATGTTTTTGCCGGAAGAGCCTCGTTTGCTTCGTAAGTCCATCGAATTGCTAGTTGACTCCGGCACTTTCCGCCGAGACGAAATCCATAGGCTATTTGGACTTTCCGCAGGTGACATCCACTCGTTGGGTGGGCTACCAAGTGGCTATCTCAACGCGGCCCCAGCCGTGGTGCTCGACCTTCAGTCGGTTCGGCTTCGCAGAGCGTCATAGCTGGCATTGGCATTTGTCAGCCCTATAAGCGCGCTCAATGAGCGGGCTTATAGGGCTGCAGAGCCAATACTGGCCATCCGTGCAGTACCACCATGCCGCGCCTTAGAGTCCCTACTCTTCCTCCGCCGCCGTCCAGCGGTTACGAGCCATGCCCAATAGATCCGGCTTGGGATCGACACTACATCCTCGACGAAGCCGGGCTGCCTGTCCGCGTGTACGATTTCGGCACCCACGCACGCTGGATGTCATGGGAGGGAAAGGGCTACCAAATTAAAGACGAGCTGCCCGAGTACGGCGCCACCGTCTGGACCTATTTTTCCGGCTGGGCAAGCATGGGCGACGAGAAGCCGCCCATGTTCTGGACCTGCTTTCGCGCCGGCGGCATCAACAAGACCTTCGAATCCCTGACCTGGGAAGAGGCCCAGGACAAGCACCGGCGCGTGGTCGAGAAGGTGCAGCGAGCGCTGCCGCGGAAGGATGTGCCGTCGACATCCGACGCGAAGTAGACGTTCCAGCGTGCATGCAGCGGAAAGTAGACAGAGCGGTAATGGAAGTAGAAGTTCTGTTCCTACTGACGCGCAGGCATGCCGCCGCCCCCAAAGGCTGTTGTAGCATCAAGCTCCACCGATTCACGAGGTCGCTATGTGCACGAACTACGCCCCAGTGCAGCGTCAGATCTTGCGGGAAATCTTCGGCGTCGAGCCGCCGCCGGCAGACTGGAAGCCCGAGACCTGGCCGGACTACGCGGCGCCGATCGTGCGCATGGATGGCGCCGGCCGCCGCGACAGCGTGCTGGCGAGCTTCGGACTGGTACCGCGCTCGCGCATTCCCCAAGGCGTACGCCCTTACGACACGATGAACGCACGGTCGGAGACCGTCGGAGAGAAGCGGACGTTTAGCGGGCCGTGGAAGAAGGCGCAACTCTGCCTAATACCGGCCACGGCCGTGTATGAGCCGAACTACGAAGCCGGACCCAAATCGACACGGTACCGAATCTGGCTGCCTGGCGAGCCCGCCTTCGGCATTGCCGGCCTCTGGCGCGACTGGCCAGATGGGGCCTACTCCTTCACCATGCTGACCGTCAACGCGGACAAGCACCCAGTCATGAATCGAATGCACGCCCCAGGCAAGGAGAAGCGCTCCGTGGTGATCGTGCCGCGGCAACAGTGGGATGAGTGGCTGGCATGTCGCGACCCCGAAGTCGCGCGAACTTTTATGACCCTCTTTCCGGCGGAGTCCATGGCTACCGAGCCAGCGCCCATTGTTCGACGGGCAAAGGAACCGCTCCCCCCTCCAGTCACAGACCCAGAGCTGCCGCTCTAGGCATTTTTCCGCCTCCGCCTGTCGGACTGCGCCCGATAGCACTCGCCTGCCGGCAAGCAGAGACTGAGTGCATCACAACCCGTAGGAGACAGCCATGCCGAACATCCACGTTGTGCCAGCAGATAACGGCTGGACCGTCGAGCACGCCGGCGGCGGCGACGGAACGACTTTCCCCAGCCAGGAAGAGGCTGTCCGCGCGGGCACCGAACAGGCGAAGCGGGAGAAAGTAGAGCTCCTGGTCCACGGCCGCGACGGCCAAATCCAGGAGCCAAACTCCTTCGGCAACGACCCACGCGACATCAAGGGTTGATACGCTTTTAGAACGGGGTGGCATCTGCCGCCGCAGCTCGCCTGCGGCGGACTTAGGAGTTTGCGATGCCAGCAACAAGCCTCAGCGTCGTGCCCGCCGAACAGGGTTGGGCGCTCGAAATAGACGGCACATCAGAGCCGCGCCAGGTTTTCCCTACGCTTGAAGCCGCGATCAGCGCAGGCTGGGCTCGCGCGCGGCTCGAAAACATTGAGCTGCACATCCAGCCGCTCGCCGGCGGCGTCCGGCTCCGCGCCGAAAGTACCAATCCCGCCGACTTCATAGGATAGCGCGAGAGCGTACGTTCATTCGTGAATCACCCCAAATGCCCACCGGATGTCGGCCGTCTAGTCGACGCAAAACGCGCGCCTTTCATCCAGCATTGGAAAACGCAGGGCTGGCGCCAGCCGTGCGTTTTCCGGGCCCCTTGGGAACCCCCGGGCCCAGGGGGTCTCTTTTTCACGCTGCCTTAGAACGCTCACTGCAGTGACCACACGCCAACCGCCCCCGCCTTCCCTCGCTGACTTGCGGCCCATGCTTCTATGCGAGCGCAAGACCATCCCGCGCGGGCCCGGCTGGCACTTCGAGATCAAGTATGACGGCTACCGGCTGCTGGCCAGCACCGGCGATGCGCCGCGGCTGAAGTCCCGCAACGGGGCCAACGCCACCACCTGGTTCCCCGAGCTCATCGAGTCGCTGGCCACCCTCCCCACCGGCTACATCCTGGACGGCGAGGTCTGCGTACTGAACGACATCGGCAAGAGCGACTTCGAGCGGCTGCACGCACGCGCCAGGCGCAAGGGCTGGTACCGCGGCGCGGACCCCGTGGCCTACTGCGTCTTCGACCTGCTCGTCGAAAAGCAAAAGGATATGCGGCCACAGCCGATCGAGCGGCGCAAAGCCGCGCTGCAGAAGCTGCTGACGAGCCTACCGCCGGGCATGCTTTACGTGGCCGACGTCGACGATGGCGAGTGGCTGTACAGCCATGCGCTGGCGCTGGGCCTGGAGGGTGTAGTCGGGAAGCGCGCGGGCTCCGTGTACCGATCAGGGGAGCGGTCGCGCGACTGGGTCAAGGTGAAGCGGCCTGGGGCGGTGCCGCCGGAGAGGTTCAGACGGTACACTCATAACCTGAAAGCGCCATGAAATTATGACCCTTCTGCGTGGACCGGCTTAGGTACGCTCGCAATAAAAATTATTCGAACCGGAAAATCATGCCACTCATTAACAAGCCAATTATCAAACAAATATACAGAGAATTCAGAATTCCATTAATCTGCGCCACAATTTGGACCTCATATAACATATACGCCAGCCGAAGCATTACCACCGCAATAGCCAGCTTTTCAGCCTCTTTTTTCTTCTGCTCGTGGATAATCGGACAATTCCTGCGGATTGCGAAGCAGCAGCGCGTGGAAAGCGACTTAAACACCGTGAAGGAAAATTTGGTATCCCTGATAAACAAACTGGAGGTTAAAACAACTGACCTCGTTTCATACATAACTGGCGGAGATAGCACATGCCATTTATCTGGACATGCCACGGATCAGATGGTCTTTCTAAACGTGGTCGTACACGTTGGAAATCACCCCATCTATGATGTCAACGCCCGAATCGTTGACCTGAGAATTTTCGAGCGATTAATGGAAAGAGAAAATGTCACAGCCAATGATATTTTCACCAACGACATTAATATTAAAATCGGAAATTTGATTCCCGGAACTGCCTCAGGGATTAACATACAACTACCCGTTCACGGCAATGCAGCAAACTTCAATATTTTCTACTCCGCACGAAACGGCCTGTTCGTGCAAATACTACGATACAAGAAAGTCCACAACGACTGGAAATGCAGCTCCGTTGTTACACGACAAGGCCAATCCACGCCACTATATCGACACGTTGATGAAGGTTTCCCAGAAGACTCACCGCCTGCACATGAAACGCAGGGTAGTAGTCCCATTTCAGTCACTGACTAATGATCTGTAGGCGCGCTCGCAGGCCTGACCAGCAATGCGGGCGCGATCGGCATACTCAGCCAGATCCCCCGCTCGCGCGTCAGCCCGGCTGAGCACGTCGGTAAGCACATCGAGGGGGTCTCCGGCTGCCGCGCTTCCGCCGGCAGCGCCGGAATTGCCGGCGGCGCGGGCAGCTGCGGCAAGCTGGCCAACTCGCACGCGCAGCTGCTCAGCAACAGCGCCAGCGGCGCGAGCATCAGCCCGGGCCTGGTCACGTTCTTTCGCTGCAGCATTGGCAATCCCCCTCTGTTCTGCGGTCCTGCGTTGTTCCTCGGCGCGCGCGGCTTCTGAAGCTGCGGCCAAGGCCGTCGCCTGCCCTTCCCGCTGTCTGGCCTGAGCCGTTTCCAACTGCTCGATCTGACCGACGAGGCGCCAGCCGTTGGCCGCCCAGCCGGCGGCAAAAAGGCATGCCCCCAGCGCCAATGATGCGGCGGCGCGCCATGACACGGCGGACAACGCCGCGCGCGCGGCGGGTATCTGGATCATGGTGTCGCCGCGCAGCGCGCGTATAGGTCCGCCGTCACGCGGATGTGGTTGAGCATGTCGGCCCGGCCGGCGCCCGGCATCAGCGTCGGCAACGCGGGGCAGTCGCGCGCGTCGGACGGCGGGGCAGCGCACCCGCCGAGCAGCAGGCAAATCAGGATCGCTCTCACTTTCGGGCCTCCCTCACCTTCCGGTTTGCCGCCTCGATGTCACGGTTCACATGGTTGCGTTCGGCTTCTGTGAGTGGCCGAGGCTGCGCCGGCGCGGCGCGCGCGGCCCGCTTCACCGACTTGGCGGCCTCCGCAGAGGCTTCGGCAGCTTCCGCAGCGGCACCGGCGGCCTGCGACACCTTCGGCGTAAGGGCCTCGAGAGTCTGGCTGTAGGCAGACTGCAGGCGCCCAATCTCGGCCTGGTGGTCGTGGCGCTGCTGGGCCATCAGGTCGCGGAACTGCCACTGGCAGAGCGCGTAGCCCGCGCCAGCGCCGCCGCCGACCATGAGCGCCATCAGCGTCACCGCCTCGAGCATGTGCGCCACGCGTGTGAAGGTGACGCGGTGACGCGCAATCCAGTCACGAAGCTTTGCCATCGAATCGCTCCCGCATCATCTGAATCTGCATTTCCAGCGCGGAGATCTTGGCCTCGAGCGTACCGATGGCGCGGTATGCCTCGTTGCGCTCCTTGTAGGCCAGATCCGCACGCTGCTCGGCCAGGTCGGCGCGCGCGTTGGCCTTGTCCAGCTGCTCGGACAGCCGCGCGATGATGTCGATCTCCGCCTGCGTCTGGGCGCCTTCGACCTTGTCGGTGCGCCATGCCTTACGGATGAACCAGACTGCCCCGCTCACGGCGGCGAGAATGAAGCCCAGCGCGCCGCCAGTGCCCCCCGGCACGTTCAATTCGTTCAGGTCCATCTTTTCCCCGGTAGTCGCTCTTGCGGCGATCACTGAATGCCGAGCGCGCGGCGGGCGCGCTCCCATCTCACCTGTCGGTCGGCCAGTCCGTTGGTCCCGCCGTTGATCCGTCGCGTCAGGCCAAAGAAGTCGCCAGCGTCAGCGAGCGCATTCAGGCCTTTCCACCCCCAGAACCACCCAGCCGACCGGGCGGCCAGGTCATCGCCTTGCAGCAGCACCGGGTTGGATTCGAGGTTCACGCCGAGCGCCGCGCCGCACGCTCGATAGTTGGCCCTGCCCGTGATCTGGATCAGCCCTCTCCCCATGAACCGCTTGCCGTCGCCGGGCTGTGTGTTGCCAAGGTCCAGCCGCCCTTCATACCGCTGCTGTGCCGCTGTCGGGCCCCACAGCTCCCGCGTGAAGACGAAGCCGCCGGACTCATGACCGACCTGGGCGATCCACGCGGCTTGGCGGGCCGGGGTCGATATGGCGAACTCGCGCCAGGCCGCATCGACGTGCGGCCACCAGCGGTCAGCCATCGCCGCAGGCAGCCCAGCAGCGGCGCGAAACAGTTGCTTGTCCATGCGGACTCCAGAAACGAAGAAGCCGCCCGAAGGCGGCTGGTTGCGATGCGGTGACGGTCAGGTGGTCAGGGCCTGCAGTTCGGCGTTCGAAAGCTTGCGGGGGTAGTACCGAATAGACCTGAGCCATCCGTTTATCTGCCCGGTCGTAGTCACCGCGCCCACCCGCATCTGATTCACCACGGGAACGCCAGAAGCGATGGACAGGACAGCTGCGCCGTTCATGCATGCGGTATGGGTGCCCTGCCCATAGGTCAATCCCACCTTGGCCTGCTCACCGGCATAGCTGCTCGACACGCCAAGGCTTGCAACCACACCTCCTACCGTGACGCGCGACTGCAAGATGCCTCCCGACTGCCGGGACAGCCCGATCATGTTGTTCGCCGTCCCATCGGTCACCCCGAAGGAGTACTTGGCGCCCGGCTGATAGCCCTGTGCATCGACGACGAAGGTGCCTTCGATTGCGTTGAACCCGATTTCGCTCAGATCGCTGATCACGCCGAGGTCTGCCGATCTGGCAGTTGCAGCCGTTGTGGTGAGAATCGGGCTGGTAAGGAATGCGCCCTCCTCGTGAGACACGAAGTCCACATCGATTGCATCGCCACTGGTCACGATCTGCAGTCCGATGCTCGGATTCGCCGCCGTCGCCGCCGGCAGGCTCACCTGCGTAAAGACACCGGTAACCATCACCGGCGTCCAAGTCGCACCGCCGTTCTGCGTCATGTTGATGACGCCCGATCCGGCGCGGCGCCTGACGTATAACCCGGTGATGCGCTGTGCCGAGGCACGCGTGATCGACTGGAGGCACGTCGCGTTGGCAGCCGTGGCCGTCAGCGTGGTGGCCGCGTTGCTCGCACCGTCCAGCCCGGTTGCCGTTTTCGCTGCAGTACAGCCGGTCTTGACCCATGCGGCATTGGTGAGATCGCGGCACCACAGCGCGTAGTTGGTCCGCCCCTCCTCCACCAGCATCCCGCGCGCCTGGAGCGCCACCGGGTCGTAGTCGAAGCGCGGGACGTTGTTTCCGTCCTGCACCAGGATACCCGACGCATTGAAACGCCACGCCGGGCTGGCGCGCGTGAAGGTGATCAACTCGGCGAAGGGGACGTTACCCAGCATGCTTTACTCCGGCTTGACGGGCCAGTTGATGGTGCGCGGAAAGCCGACCTGCGTGGTGATGGCGCGCAGGGCCTTGCGGTACTGGCTCAGGGCCTTCAGGCGCGCCTCTTCGTCCAGCGTCAGCTCGCCGAGCACGAACCCATCCATCAGCGGCGCAATCAGCTGGTCGGCCTCCTCCAGCAAAGCATCGCGCTGCGCGCGCGCCGCGGCGGCCAGCTGCTCAGCTTCCAGCGCTTCGTCCAAAACCCACTCATCGGCCGTCCAGACATGGGCCGGCGACGGGCGCGGCTCGTCTGTAAGGAATGCCGGCAAATCGCCGATGCCGCCGTACTCCTCGCCCAGCACGAAATACGAGCCATCGGCGGTACGGTAGAGCGGCACCTGCCGGTAGTCCGGGACAAGCGTCCACGACCCTTCGGGCCAGTTCTGCGGCGCCGAACCATCCGGGCGCCGATACACGCGCACGCGCCCTACCTCGTCGGCCGGCGGCGTGCCCGGCGTGGCATAGCCGGGCACGATAGGGGTATCCGGTTCCAGCGGGTTATCGTCGGCGAGACCAATGCCGAGGTATTCGCCGGTGATCGGGTGGTAGTTGTAGATTTCCATGCCGGCTCCTCAGAATTTGATGATGGCCATCAGGGCCATGTTGCGCGGGCGCGTTTCGGCGCCGCCCGTAGACGTGGTCGACATGAAGCCTTGGCTGATGCCGTTGGTCGCGATCTGTAGACCCGTCACAGCACCGCCACCAGCGACCACCGACTGGGTGCTATGCAGGTGCGTCTTCAGTTCGTCAGCCTGCCCAATGCCAATGACGCGGCCAGCGTCCACGCCGCGGCCGTCATCCCAGCCGCGGATGAACTCACCGCGGAGTTCCGGTAGGTTGAACGTCGTGGACCCATCGCCAGATCCATAACCCGTGCCAAGCACGTTGAACAGATCCGCATAGGTCGTTCGCGAGACAGCGCCGCCGTTGGCTTTCAGATACCCCGCCGGCACGGAACTCACTGCGTGGTACAACACGGTCCCAGGCAAAATGTGGCCGAAGTTCGGCACCCCGAGCAGGCCGATCGTCACCCAGGCAGTATTGGCGCCGTTGCGCATCTTCAGCAGGCCGGCGTTTGTGTCGGCCCAGAACATGTAGGCGAAGGGGGTCGACGGCGCCGCAGCACCCGAACCGTTTGTGACGAGTGCATTTAGCGCCAGGTTCAGGTCCGCGCGGAAGGCCGCACCTGCCTGGTTGGCGATGTCCATGTCGTGTTGGGACATGCTTTCCTCTCTGGTTTAGTAGCTGATCGCATCCCAGTCGAACCGGCGGGAAACCGGCACACTGGCGCTATTGAAGAAGGTCACGGAGAAGCCGGAAGCGGTCTTGCCGCTGACGACGAAGTAGTCGCCCTGCGCCATGTTCTGAGCAGTGATGCCCAGCACCGGCAAGGCCCGGAATGGCTTCGAGAAAATGATCGGGGTCGCGCCGGCGGCCGACACGATGTCCCGGCCCGACTCGCGCCGATCCGGCATGTCGACATTCACGGCCAGGCCGGTCACGACGATGTTGTGCGTGGCGGATCCGCTCTCCATCACCACCTTCCACTGGAACGCTCGCGCCTCGTAGTCGCCCATCGAGAAGCGTTGCCACGCCGACCAGGTCGGCGAGCCAGCCGGATCGTCCAGCGTGGTTCGCACGTACAGTGACACCGCCGTGTCGTTGATCCGGTCTCCGTCGATCGATGCCCAACTGTCGATCAGGTCATACCGGAAGTCGATCATGTCGCCGGTGTCGAACGACACCGCATCGATGGTCGCCGTCAGCCTCGACTTCTCCACCGTGCCGAGATCCAATGACCCAGCAAAGACGTACTCGCCGCTGCTGACGACCCCGCCCAGCGAATCGATCAGGCCCCATCCGCCCGAGCCAACCACGCTGTCGATCAGGCCGAGCGTGTTGATCGCGGGCTGCGCGTCCCATAGCCCACTGGCATCGCTCATTCCCTGGTCATCGATCAGGCCCGCGCCAATCAGCTTGATGCCGTTCAGCGCTGGGTCGCGGATGACGTTCGTCTTGGCGCCGGCGAACGTCGGATGCTCCTGCACTGTCGCTACCACGTTCAGCGCAAGCAACGATGGCGCTGTCGTCATCACCATCGCCGCGGCCGGCGACTCGTGCCCGGTGGAGTCGATCCACTTGGCCAGGTACACACCTTCCAGCAGTGGCAGCTGCGCCGAGTTGGCCGCCCCCGAGATGTAGCCGCCAATGTCGATGGCGCTGCCCCAGGTCGGCTGCACGAGGTCGGTCGTGTGCCGGATCCGCGCCTGCCCGCCGTTCCTTACGTCCAGATCGGTCGCTGCGTCCCACGTCAGGTTCGCAAAGCCGTTCAGCACCGTCATGGACAGGCCCGTCAGGTTCGACGGTGGAGCGAGCTTTCCGCTCACGACGTGCAGCGAGGAATAGGTCCACGATGCGCTGCGCACGCCGATCGCTGATACGAAGCGACCGCGCACCTGATACGCGGCGCCATCCTCCACTGGCGACAGATAGCGACTTGTCGTATCAGCCGTGAGCGGTGGCATCGATGACCACGTCGCGCTGTCGGCGCGCTTGTACTCCATCTCGATGCGTCCGGTCTGCGAAAGCGCCTGGTCCTGCGCCGCCGGCCAGCTGATCAGCATCTGGGACGTGACCACCCCGCTGGAACTGAGGATCAGGTGCTCTTCGCCCGAAGCCAAGTAGATTTGCCCCAGTTGCTCAACCACGAACGGGTTCGGCAGGTTCGTGTCAGGGGCTGGGTCGATGACAGTGGCATTGCCCAAGTTCCAGTCGTAGACGGTTGCGGCCTCCTCGTTGAGGATCAGGTCTACGCCGCCGTCGGCGCTCATGCGCCAGTCCATCACCCGGAAGACCTTGTTTGCCCACCCGAACTTCGCCAGCGAAATCTTGACGGTGCTGTATGCCGTCAGCTGCAGCGCAGTCAGCTTTGCGGGGAAATCGACAACGATGCTCTGGCGCGACCTCTCCAGGATGATCTTGGCGATGCGCTGCGCCATGATCGCGTTGGTCGTGAAGGGCAGCTCGATGTCGCGTTCGATCACCTCGCCATCGTTGGCGGCATAGGTGGCGTTGCGCACCGCCGGGAAATCTCCGGGCTGCCAGGCCCTCGCCGGATCGACGTAGGTGCCCTTCACCACGTTGAACAGGTCTTTGCGCGACGTGCGCGGCTGAACCTTCACCGACCCGCGCAAATCCGACTCCGTCAGCGTGACCGTGGGGACATCGAAGCCGCCGGCGAACACACGGAACACGCCGCCAGCGATCACCGCCACACCAGCACCTGCTGTGACCAGCTCGGCCAGGTTGTCGCGCGGCGACTTATCCGACATCACGATGCCGTCGCACAGGTATCGCTCCTGCCACACTTCGGTGTCGGTCTGAACCGGCTCGTCGCTGATGTTTGCCGCGGCGATCACGGATGCGACGTCGATGTCAGCGTCGGTGCAGCCGAAGCCGCGCACGTCGCGCAGGTAGTCGTAGACGCAAAGGGCCCAGTTGTGCGACCAGTACGTTCCGCCGGTGCGCGGGTCATACAGCCGCTTTCCGCGCACCACGGCTTTCACATTTGGCAGGCCGTTCGGGAAGACGTCCGCGTCGTACTCCAGCCGCAGATAGACATAGCAGACACCACGCAGCCGGTGATCCCATGTCCAGCCTGGCACCTCCGCGACCAGATCGCCGTCGGCAGCCTGGTCCGGCGCTCCCAGGTGCTTCTTCACCCGGACCAGCGCATTCGTTCGCAGGGCCTCGTAAGTGATGACGACGACCTGCGTACCCGGGTCGATTCCGTGGACGGTGACGGTCTTGGACCCCTGATACCAGTCCACGGTGTAGGCGAACTCCTGCACGAAGCCCATTCGGTCGCTGTATCCAGCGGCGGAGATCACCCTGTAGACCGTTTCGTCCAGGTCATAGGTGACTTGAGTCTGGCCGCCTGGGATGGTCTTCGAGTGCGTACGGGACTCGCCCGATGCCTTCAGGAACCTACCTCCGGTCACGAAACCGCCAGCGTCGAGGCCACCTACAGGATCCTCGCCGAGATACACCTCCTCGATGGCATCGCACTCGTGGTCGGCCAGCGCGACGACCAGGTGCATAAACTGGTTCTTCTTGCCGTTGCCGTCGGTGCTGGCCGCGAAGACCAGCGGGCCGGACGTCATTGCGCGGCCATAGATGAGGTTCCGCGGTTGGACGTTAGAACGGACAACTTGCGTGCGGCCTTCCGCCTCGGCTGCGAAGCCGTTTTGGGTGCGAGGCCTGAAGACGGCGCCCATCAGGCTCCCAATGGCAAACGAAATTGCCAACCCAACGACGGCATAGGTCGCGGCAAACGCTAAGGCTGTCCCAACGCCTACAGCCACCGCCGCACCAAACGAAGCTACGGTCGCCCCGGCAACCCATGAGGCTACCGCTGCGGCTGCTGCTGCCGGCATATCGTGCTCCCTATACTTTCCAAGCGGCCTTCGCCAGCTTCAATTCCAGAAACTCGATCCCCACCTCGCCTTGGGCAGCGATCAGCCCACCGAGACTGAGCGCCAACGCATCGCCGAGAGGCGTTTCAACCAGCACCACGTCGCCGCGTCCAGCCAGTGCCGGCGGTATGGCGGTGCCGAGCACCAGCGTAGCGATTCCAGCCACGCCGCCGTTGTCGCGGAGCACGCGCCGGGCGCCCTTCTCGCTGGCATACAGTCCGCGCCAGCGCGCGCCCGGATCCGTTCCCGTCATTGCTTCGATGGCATCGCAGACGAAGAGGCAGCAGTCGCTGTCGCCCCATGAAAAAGCCCGCTCGTGGCGGGCTTCGATGAACTCGGCAAGCCGAGTCGGCCAGTCTTCCAAACGCTGCATCAGCGCCCCCACATCAGTTGCTTCTCGACCATCTGTGGCACGAACTCGAATCCTCGGTCGCCTGGGTATCGGCTCTGCTGGTCCTCGTTGTTGTAGCGCCGCACCTTCGCGCGCTCCCACGCGACCATCCGCGACTCCGCGGACACCGTGATGGACGCCGTCTCGCCGACGTCGATCGTGGGAACGTCCATGCGTCCGGTGAACAACGGGATGGGCGCGTAGCCCAACCGGAGGTCCCACCGCAGCGGTGCAAACCATATGCGGCATGCCCTGCCCTGGTACTGCTCGGCCAGCATGATCGAAACGTACTCGGTCGGCACACCACTGAGGGTCAGGCGCGCCCCAGTTGCCTCCAGGCTCGCCTGCTCCTGGATGGGCTCAATGGTCCCCAGTGCGCCAAGTCCCAGCCAGGTCGCGCCGTTCCAGTCCATGTTGTAGCCAGCGCTACAGACCCGCAGCGGCTGCGAGAAATCCAGCTGGACGAAAAAAACATATGGCACATGGTCTGCGGTGATTAGCGAGACGTTGCCGCCATCGAGCGCGCGCGTCATGAGAATGCCTCCACCGTGCTAATTACAACGGTGTCGGAGATGAAGCCAGGCATCACAGGCACCGCAAACTCGTCAGCGGAGAGCATCATGGTCGCCTTCGGCCGGTTCAGCGTCACCATGGACAGATTTGCCGGCGCAGCGCGGAACGGCGGGGCTATCGGAATCAGAGCCTGCCCGTTCGCGTCACTGACGACATCCGCAGTCACCATCTTCAACTCGCCACCAGCCCCAAGGTATTCGCCCGCCTTCATCACCAGGGTGTTGGCTGGCCAGTACTTCGTGGGCAGAAACTTGAAGTCGACCAGGCCCCCGTTCACCACGACGCTGCTGATCACCTGGAAACTCTGAGCGAGGAAGTCCAGCGCCATTGTCGCGTCCACCGGTGCTGCAGCAATATCGGCCACCGGAGACGAATGCGGCCAAAGAAAGAAGCGGCCAGCCATGCCGCCAAGACCGGCGAGGAACCCTTCCAGCCTCCGGCGCTTGTCCGGTCCCATATGCGGGAACTCCAGCGTCGCCTTCCAGCGAGCGCCTGGCCTCTCCACAGTCTGGACGGATCGATTCAGTGGCGACACGAAGCTCTCGGTGTTGGACTGAAGTCCCCATGTCGCCTTCGACGGCGTCAGGTCCATCGGCCAGTCGATTGTTGGCATCCTTACCTCCCGGCCAATTGGCGCATGTCACCGCCTCGTGCAAGGTTCTGCTTTACCTCAGCCACGGCAGCGTTCTTCGCTTGCATCATCGCCTGCATGATCGACGCTTGATCCGAGCGGCTGTCGACGTGGATGTGCTGCGTGATGGTCACATCACCGCCGCCGGCCGCGACCGGTCCGCTCAGCGCATCGTTCGGCACGATGGACCCTGAGCCCGTCGGCACGAAGACCTCCGGACCAACCTCGCCGACGACGTACGGCTGACCGGCGTTGACGTGCCCGCCAGCCGCGCGCATCTCGATGCCGACCGGATTGCTCATGTCGATCGGACTACCGGCGAAATCTGTGCTGCCTTGGATCCCACCATAGGACGACTGCATAGAACCGCCCAAAGCGCCCACCACCATGTTGCCGAGCTGGCTGAAGATCCCCGACAGCGCCGCGCGCGCCTGGATCCGGATCAGGTCAGCAATCACCGCCTGAGCGAAACTGCCGAAGTTGAGCTTGCCCGTAGTGGAAAACTGCACAATGACGTCCTCCATGCCCTTGAAGAGGCTGGAGAACGACGAACTGGCCTGCGCCATTTGATTCCGGGATGACTCGGCGTAGTTGGCCACCGCCTCGGTCGCGCCATTCAGCCAGTCAGCCTGTTTTTCCCGCAGCGACGAGTAGTAGGCGTCGTAATCCTGGAGCGACTGGTCCAGCCCACTTCGTATCCTCTGCTGTGCCTCAATGTAGGCGGCTGAGCCGCGGGCCGCCTCCGGCGTGGCCTTCTCCAGCTGGAGCTGCAGGTTCTTGTACTCGCGGTAGATCGATCGGACCGCCTCGGCTTGCTTTTGCGCCTCGGTGCCGCGGCCCGTGGCGTCGAGTTGCCGCTGATACTGCTCGGACTGCGATCGCTGCATGTTGCCGATCTGCGCCGATACCGCGGCGGACCTCTCTTCCACCTTCTGGATGTCGGTCTTCAGCTTCAGCGCCCGCTCGTTCTCGACGTTCTGCGCCAGTTGGGCCTTGACCTGATCCTGGTTGGCGAGCAGGCTCTTCTGCTCGGCCGTGAGGATCGCCTTGCCCTTCAGGTCACTGATCTTCTGCAGGAACTCGGCCTGCTGCTTCTCGGCACCGGTGAGCCTTTCAGACGACTCCAGCGCCGCTCGTGTCGCGGCGTCTTGCTCGCGCAACTGCTGCAGGAACCGCGTCGCCGCGTCATCCTGAAACGCCTTGGGCTGCCGCGCCTTGGCGCCTTTAGGATCCTTGTATTTGTCCTCGATGGCGGCCAAACGCTTCGCATACTCGTCGGCGGCCATACCGACCAGCTTGGCGTCCTTGTTCAGCTGCTCGATTTCTTCCTTGCGAATATCAGCGCGCGACCGTGTAGCCTTCTCTTGATCACGCAGTCGGGCCTGCGCGGCCACCACCGCATCCTGTCGGCGCTGTTCCGCCGTCTTCGCCTCGGCAGCGGCGTTGGCGGCTTCGAGCGGCTTCGCCTGCGCCTGCAACTGCTCCAGATTCATCCGAGCGCGCGCCAGTGCAGCACGGTTGACGCCTCCAGCCTGAGCGCCTGGCGATGACTCCAGCTTCGCAATTTCCGCCTTCGTGCGCTCGATAGCCCCGCGCACGTCCGCCAGCGTGGCATCCCGGCCCACGCCCAGCATTGCATCCCACGCGCCTTTGGCCAGGCTGGTGAGCCCGGCCCAAGCGCGTTGCATATAGCCGACGTTGGCCACCACTTGGTCAGCGCGTTCTTTCATCGCCGACGCGTAAGTCCGCTGCGCGAGCGTCGCGGCCTCTTCCTTGCGGCCCTGGTCTTCCAGCGCAGCGATTTGCTCGAAGACCGCGGCAGTCAGGTAGTGGTACTGCTCGTTGAGCTTCTGTGAGGCCTTGACCGGCTCTTCGCCCAACTTGACGAATTCCTCGACCGTCTTTTCGATGGCTGCGCCAGTGGCCTTTTCCCACGCCTGCGCAGCGTTGCCGAGTTCCAGGAAGGTGCTGCCTGCAATCTTGCCCGTGGACGCCAGCGCCGCGAGCGTCTCGGCGGCCTTGCCCTGCGTGCCGGCCGTATCACTCATGACCTTAGCCATGGTCGCCATCTGGTCAGCAGACACCCCGGCCACGCCGCCGGTTATCGTCAGGGCGTCATTGAATCGGCGCGTCTCGCCTGCCCCCTTCTCGAAGGCCACCGCCAGGCCTACAGCAGCCCCGCCCAGGATTGTTACAGGGTTGAGCAGGCCAGCGATAAATCCGCCCACGGCACGCACAGCAGGACCGAAGCCGCCGAACATGTCGCGCAACTGCCCGCCCTGCTGCGTCAGGATCAGCAGAGGCGACTGCCCGCCGGCCAGCTGCGTCACGATGTCGGTCATCTGCGCCGGCACCATGCGCATCGCGGCCGCCGTCTGGCGGGCTGACATACCGATCCCATCCAGCGCTTCCTGCACCCGGCGCCCACCGGTCGATGCCTGCTCCGCAGCCTTGAGCTTGTTGATGTAGTCGGAGACCGCCTCGGACACGCCCAGTTGCGCGGCCCTCTGCTCGAGCAGTTGCGATCGCGTCTTGCCGACCGAATCCGCCATTCGAGCGGTCTGGCTGACGAACGAGTTAATGGCGCGTGCGCTGGCATCGGTCCCATTCTTCGCGGCCTCGGCAATGGCGTCCTGCGCTGCCTTGGTACGACGGGCCGCTGCCTCTTGCGCGGCAATGAAGACGTCGGCGCTGCGTCGGGCCTTGTCCAGTTCGGCCGTATAGCCGGCAACGTCGGCGGTGACGCGTACGACGGTCTCATTGGCCACTGGTCAACTCCTTTGCCTTGCCTTGAATCACTTCACCGACAGCCGCAGCGGCCGCCTTCTTCTTTGCCTCGAACCCTGGTCGCAGAAACGGCTTTGCAGCCATCTTCGATGTGCCGTATTCCAGGAAGCGCCCATAGAACGCTTCCTTCGACCAGGTGACGATGTAGGACGCCAGTTTCCCGGGCACCGACAGCTGCTCGTCGTACGCGATGATGATGTGGCTGCGTAGGAATCCTGGGGGATGCGGCCCCTGCTTGCCCTCATAGATTCCGAGATCAACTGGAGCGCGCAGCCGCACCTCGGCATGGATTAGCCGAGCGCCGGCTACGGCCGCCTGTCGGAGGACTGATTCGCTGGCGATTTCTTCCAGTGAATTGAGTGCATCCTTGAGGGCGTCGCCGTTCTCTACCGTAACGCGCCGGGGCTTCGCCATTACTGTCTCTTCGGGAACATCATCTGATCGATCAGCCTGGACTGTGCCTCCGGGTCATCCAGAAGGACCGGCTCCGCGTCGTGGGCGGCGCGGTGATGCTCGTTCCAGGGAATGAAGTCCAGATTCGTGAACGGGTCCGGCTGTCGCTCGCGGTCGCGATGGATGTTCGCCAGCACCGACGTGATTGCGCCAGCGCGAAGGTCGTCGTAATGGCCGCCGCGCTGGTCAATCTGGTACGAGGCCATGTACTCGACGAACTCCGAGCTGCTGATGCGCTGCTGCAGCTCCCTTATGGGGATACCAAGGTCGATGCTGAGGCGGAGCCAGAATCGCCGCTCGGGGCGGCGTCGGAGTTTTTTGCCTCGTCCTCCACCGCCTCGGGCACCAGCTTGTTCAGGCGCATGGCGACGTCGACAACCCGATCCAGGGCTACCTTGCTGCGCTTTCGAAGCGATTCGACGTCCTCCGGGGCAAACAGCAGGTCGCCGGCCTCGTCCACCACGCAGGACACCAGAACGCGTGCCTGGAACAGGCTGTACGGCGTCTTGCCGTCGCCCTGCAGTTCCATGAAGCGGTCGCGCGCGGCGCCCGACATCACCGCGACACGAACCGCCCCGCCCCACTCCGGCACCGGCACGTCTTCCGTCTGGAGGTCGGCCGCGCCCAGGATTGCTGCTTTCGAGAGAATCGTCATGTTATGCGTCCACCACGTCGCCAGTGATACGGAGGGTGATGCCAGTGGTCTTCAGGATCTGATCGACCCCGCCCTCCAGCGGGCTGTTCTTGCAATACGCGTCGAACGTCTTGGTCTTGCCGTTGGGCAGCGTCAGCTTGTAGGACTTCTTGGCGCCGGCGCGCTTGGCCGCGTCGACGGCTTGCTGGCCAGCATCGTTGAAGTCACGGTTCACGTCGAAGGTGAAGGTGCCCCAGTCCTGCAGTCCAAGCAGGAATTCCTTCGCGGAGGAGTCCATGTCGGTGGCGTCCAGCTCACTGGCCTGGCCGTCGAAGCCCTTGAACGACACCAGATTCTCGATCTTGGTCCAAGTCACCGGCGTCGCATTGCCCGAAGCGGTGATGGTCTTTCCGACGGTGTTGATCTCGATCGCAAACGTGTTGGTGGTGATGTTGCGAACAACCGTCGTTTGCCCGTTCAGGGTTGCCGCATCTGCGCCGGTAAGGCCGGCAAGCGTGATCACGTCGCCGTTGGTCAGGCCATGTGCAGCCGAGGTGATGATCGTCGGGAAGCCGACAGCGACACCAGTGATCGTCTTGGCTGCGCCGGTGGTGCCGGAAACTTCCAGTTTCGAGCCCTGCGCGGAGATTGCGGTAGATGGCATGTTGACCTCTTCAAATGAAAAATGCCCGCGCAGGGCGGGCGAGGGGAAATCAGCGAATCAGGGCCTGAACCAGACTGAAAAATCGAGCCTCGATCCGTAAAGCTGCGTGTCCTGCTCGTGGTCGCTCACCGGCGAACCTATCGGCAGCGCACCGGCGGCGACCAGCGCGTCGCGTGCGCTGCGCATCGTTGCCGCTGTCGCCAGCCTCGTCTCAGACCACGCCGAGATCTGCATGCGCTGGTTCTCCAGGTCGGCCGGGCCACCCATGTCGTTCACGTCTTGCCCACCGACGGCCTGGAAGGTGACATAGGGGCGCGGGGCTCCGCTGGGGGCCACGTCAGGGTAGGCCTTCACCCCTATACCAGCCAAAGCCGCCGCGACAAAAGCCTCAGCCGAACTAGCCATTGGACGCTCCTGTCTCGCACACCAAGTCGACAAACTCGCGCTTTACGCGATCGGGGAGCACGCCCTTGATGTTGTAGGCGGTGCCGTCCGCACACAGGACGCGCATGGCAGGCGTTACGCCTGCGACCGCCGGCGCCGGGATGCGGATGCTGGCCTGCACGATTGAGGTCGGTGCATCCGCGCGGATGGTCTCCAGTCCGCTCCGATGAACGATATTGGCCCACACCGAAGTCACCGTTACCCAACCGATCGTCGGCTGCCCCAATTCGTCCCGGCCGTCGGCTGATCGCTGGATCAGGACCAGCTCGCTACGTTGCACGGCCCTCATACGCCCAATCCCACGCGGTAAGGCCACAGCAGGACATGCGCGCCCTGTGGCAGTTCGGACACCGTGACGCCGACCACGACATCTTCGCGGTTGCTGTAGAGGTGGCCAACCGTCAGCAGCACCGCGGCCTGAATTTCCGTGTTCGCCACAAGCGGGCTATCGCCAGCCGTCCCGGCCGTGACTGCCGCATCAAGGTCAGCCTGGTCCTTGTAGACCTGGCGGTTCAGGAACGATGCTGCCGCGCCTTCGGCCGCGGCCTGGTAGAGCCCGATCAGCTGATCCTCGGCCGACCACGTGACCCGCAGGTGCGATTTCACCAGATCGAGATCGAGGAGCGGCATGTCAGGCGCCCTTCTTCTTGGATTTCGGCTCGCCCGTCGGATCGCCTTCTGATACCGAGGCCGTCTGCGTCAATTCCGATGCCGGCGCCTGTTCGCCGCCCTCTTGGCCTTCCGACGTACCGATCGGAGAAGGCGCCTTCACAAGCTCGCGTACCTTGGCCTCGTCAGCGTCGGTGAACAGGCCCTTGAAGTGCACTCGCATAGCCCCCACGACATAGTCCGGGTCCGCGTTATCGCCGGGGAGGCTGGCCAGCGCCTTGTCCAGCTCGGCACGTGCCACCGCCGAGCGGTGGTCTTCCTTCACCAGGACGGCAGAACCCGTGTCAATGAAATGCTGTGCACGGCTGCTGTCCAACTGGACGACCGTGCCGGCGCGCGGATCCGGCGCCTTGAACTTGATCTTCATGAAGGATCTCCAGGGAGTGACAGAAGCCCGCCGAAGCGGGCCCGGCTGATCGGCTGGCGCCGATCAGGTCACGTTGCCGAAGTCGCCGTAGATGAAGGCTTCGGGGCGATACACTGCCAGCGCCAGCCGCTCTTCGGCCAGGATGGTGACCATGTTGTTGACGAAGTCGTCTTCGTTCTCGGTTGCGACCTCGACGCGAGCCAGCCAGCGGTCAAACAACTGCGCGCCGAGCTTGAAGGCGCCGGTGAGGAACTTGTCGACCGGGATGGCCTGCGTCTCCACCACCGGCAGGTTCCAGAGCGTGGCGCCGATACTCCCTTGCGGGTTGCCGATGATGTAGCGTCCCGTGGTGTCCTTCAGCAGCTCGATGCGCGCCCAGTCGATGGGGTTCATCACGTGGCCCGTCGCCGGGTACTCGGCCAGGAACGCCTGCAACATCGCCAGGCGGATGTTGTCGATGTTCGTCTCGGTGCCCGCCGGGTCGAACGGCGCCACGAAGGCAGAAGCTTGCGGGATGATGCCCAGCAGGTTCTGGCCGGTGCCGTCTCCGTTCAGCAGTTGCTGCTCTTCCTTGAAGGCCAGGCCGTAGCGCAGGCGGCCGTCGATGATGCTGGCCAGCTGCGACGCGTCGCTCAGGATCTGGCGCGACGCCTTCGCGAAGTGCGCGATGACCTTTGCCGACGTGTTGACCAGGTCGAACTTGATCGACGATTCCGGCTTCCTCGTGCCTTCCGCAACCATGCCGGCGTTGTTCGTGAAGCCCGTTTCCTTCACGTATTCCAGCGTGCTGCCGTCCATCGTCCCCGGGGTGATCAGATCGCGAACGGTCATGCGGCGTTGGGGCAGCGGCAGCACGCCGGGCAGCCGCGTGGTCTGCACCAGGTCACCAGCCGAGCCGTCGGCATCAGTCGTCAAACTCGTGATTGCCGCGTTGAAGGTCATATCCACACGGCCGCGCGGGGTCGCTTGCTCGGCAAACGCCTTGAACTTCTCGTTGTCGACGAATTGCGAACCGAACGACTGATGCTGCACGTCGCCACCGGCGCCGTTGGCTTCGAGTTTTGCCAGGGCCTGCTGGGTCGCCGTCAGGCTGTTCTGCAGTTCACCGTGCTTGTTCAGCAGGTCGTCGACCTTGGCGACGGCTTCCTCGCTCTGCCTCGCGTTCTTGGCGAACGCTTCGGCCTGGCTCTTGATCTGATCGCTGACCTTGGTCAGGCTGGCGTTGATGGACTCGATGTCCTTTTCGATTTGCGACATGGCTTTCCTTTCAGAACTTGATCGCGGTAAGGGATGCGGCCAGGGCGGCCGTTTTGCTTAGGAAGTCGGGCGCAGGCTCGACTCGTCCGGCGGGATCTCCCTCGCCGCTGCCAGCCGGATCGCCCGAGCTGGACTTGAAATCGCTGATGAGGCGCATAGCCTCGGACTTCGGCATGCCGCTGGAGCGCAACGCGGCCTCGATGCGGCGGATCGCCGAGGCGCTTGCCTTGCTCTCGCCCTTCTTCACCTGGTCGGACGGCAGGAACTCGTCGGCGAAGCCGTCATCGATGGCCGCCTGGCCGCCGATCCACGTTTCGGCATCCATCAGCTTGGCCATGGCTTTCACGTCCTGGCCGGTGCGCGCCGAGTAGATGCTCGCCATCGCATCGTCGAAGGGCTGCAACGTGGCGGCCACCTCGATCAGATCGTTCCGGTTGCCAATCGCCATCACCCAGGCGTTGTGGATCATCAGGAAGCCGGCGCGGGCGATCTGCACCGTGTCGCCGGCCATCGCGATGATCGAAGCGGCCGAAGCGGCCAGCCCGAGCACCTTCACGGTGACCTCGCCGTCGTGCTCGCGCAGCAGGTTGTAGATGGCAAGGCCCTCGAACATGTCGCCGCCGGGCGAGTTCACGTTTACCGTGACCGGGCCCGCGCCCATGCCGCGCAGCGCGCCAGCAATGCGCTTGGCGGTCACGCCGTCTCCGCTCCAGTAGTCGTAGCCGATGACGTCATAGACGCTGATGGTCCGCTCGTCATCCTGCTCGGAGGCGGCGCGCACGCCCGACTGCCAGCGATCCAGCGCGCGCGGCTGCAGCTGGCTCGAAACACTGGCGCAGGGGCGCCCCTCCGGCGCACCCGGTAGCGTCTTCTTGCTCATTTGGATCAGTCCTTGGTGAGGTCGTTGAAGCCGAGGAACGCGCGCAGCGCCGCCCTGGCGTTGGTGGCGTCCCCCTGCGCGCCGAGCGTGTCCAGCGTGGTCATGGCCGACTGGACGGTCAGAACCGCGGCGTTGCCGCCCATTGGCTCGCGGTCCTCCAGCTCGCGCACCTCGTCGCGCGTCAGGATGCCGTTATTCACCATGGCGCCGTAGAAAGCCGACCGGCCGGCACTGTCGGCGCGCAGCAGTCCCTCAACGGCGAACTTCGGGTAGAAGCGAACCCGCTCGCCAGGCTTCAGCAGGTCCTTGCTGATCGCCTGCTCGATGCGGCGCAGCCAGGGGCCCAGTGTGAACGTCAGGAACCCGATCATCTGCTGCTCGATGCCGGTTCCCCAGCTGGTCGACTTCTCCGTGTGGCCGACCATCCAGGGGGGCACGCGGAACCAGCGGCAAACTGCCTCGACCGAGAACGCCCGCGACTCGAGTAATTGCGCGTCCGACGGCTTGATGCCAAGTGTGCCGGCTTCCGTGCCGCCTTCCAGTAGCGGCGCCTCGCCGCGTTCGATGGTGCCGGCGAGGTTCTTCTTGAATTCGGCGCGCTGGCTGGGCTTCAGGAAGCCAGCCATCTTGTAGTAGATGGTCTGCAGCAGGCCGTTCTTGAACGTCTGCGCGGCCGCCTTGTCAGCGGCGATGGCCGAACCGAAGACCTTGGCGCCGTACTCGATCACCGAGACGCCATTCACACCGTCCAGAGTGAACCCCGGCACCGTCCAGATCCGGGATTCCGGGATGTCGCGCATATCGCCGTTCGGCCGAGGGTAGCTGAAGCGCTTCCGGCCCGCCGCGTCGCGGTAGCAGCGCAGTTTGCAGGGGTCCAGGAACGCCAGCCCGACGAGTTGCTCACCCACATACAGCTTCTCCGCCCGCCCTGCGCCGCGCAGCAGCATGGCGGCGACCAGCGCCTCCCAGAAGACCGACGCGGTGGAGTCGGCATTCGGCTGATCGTGGATCACGAAATGCAGTGGATGCTGCGGCGCCACACGCTTTCCGCTCGAGGCCCGCTCGTACATCGACAGCGGCAGCGTCGCGATCGTCTCGGAGATCAGCCGCACGCAGCTCCAGGCGGCATCCAGTTGCATCACCGCCTTGGGCGTGACCTCCACGCCAGCCTCGTTCGCCGGCACGCGATCGTACAGTTCGCGATCCGTCAGGGAGAAGGATCTGACCCAACCGTCGATCGCTGCGCGCACGCGGCCCGCGATACTTTTCCGTGTTTGGTTTTTCATGCGTGGCCCGCCACTACGGGATTGCTCAGCCAATCATCCACGGAGCCCATCCCTTCAGGGTTTAGCGACAGCAGCGCGATGGCATTGAAGAGCGCCATCAGCGGGTCGATCTTGGCCGTGCCGCTGGCCTGTTTCGTGATCAGAATTGCGTTGCCCCGCGGCTCGACCTTGGCATTGCCAACGCACCAGTTCATCAGCGCGGTGCCACCGTGCCACAGCGCCCCCTCCGCCAGCTTGCGCTCGGTTGTTTTGATCGTGCCCCCAAGCTTCCAGCCCTGCGAGATTCCGACAATCATGTCCTCGCCATTGGCGTTCTTCTCCGGGATCCCGGCGTCCGAAAGCCCGTCCAACACCGAGCCTATGCCGCTCGGGTCCACCCCGATCTTGTCCAGCAGTCCCGCCTCGTAGATGCGCAGCACATCCTGCGCCAGCTGCTCGACGTCCTCGCCGATTTGCTTGACGATGGCCAACTCCCCCGCCTTTTCCAGGTCCAGAAGCTTCGGCGCTTCCGACTTTCGGCGCTCGAGCACCGCAGGGTGCGCCCACGCCTTGCACCAGGCGAGCCATTCGCCGGTCTTCTGGTCGCGGCCCGCGGCGGCAAGTCCCAGTAAGTCGTCCAGGCCGCCGCCATCGATCCCAACGTCGATCACTTCACAGCGCCGGATCAGCTCGGCCAGCGTCAGGCCAGCGCGCGCCCGCTGCTCCCAGAACATGGCGCCCGCCCAGTTGTCCGAGCGCAGCGCCAGGCCGATTTCCACATTGCCGTGCTTGGCCATGAAGCCGCGGAACGATTCTTCGCCGGCATCCTTCGCCTTCCGGTACTCACGCTCCAAAAAGGCTCGGTCCACCGAGTACCCGAGATTCGGGTTGACCATCGCGAGGTTCTCCACCTCGAGGTGTTCGCGGCGCGCCACCATTTCCGGTGGGTGCTCGAAGATGATCGGAACAAAGCTCTTGTCCTCGATCTTTCCGTCGCGCACGTCGCGTGCATACTGCAGCTTCTGCTTGAACACCCCCGCCGGCGGGTCATCACTCTGCGTGGTCAGATAGATGACGAAGCCCTCTGGGCGGGACGCCAACCCACCGACCGCCTCGCGCAGCATGTTCTCCGCGTTGGGCTGCTTCCCGAACAGCCACAGCTCGTCAACCAGCGTGCCGACGCTCTTCTTCCCGCCGACCGTATTGGAGTCGGCCGCCACGACCTTCAGCGTTGCGTTGCTCTGCCGGTGCGTGATGGTCTTGATGTGGGTCTGAACGTGCATCAGCGCGCTCAGATCCTCGTCCACCCGCTCGGCGCAGAAGTCCCGCGACGGGCCGAAGCTGTTGTTGGCGATCTCGATAGTCGGCGCCAGGATTGCGAACTCTGCCGACTGGCGCCAGTTCAGGATCAACGCCGTCATCATGATGCCGGCGGCAATCGTGGACTTCGAGTTCTTCTTCGGCAGGCAGACGAACCATTCCGTGATCAGACGACGGCCAGACTCTGGGTTGTATGCGCCGAAGATCGACGCAACCAGGTCGAAAACCCATTTCGCACAGGCCTCACCGAACGTCGGGCTGCCTGGCGCATCAACGATCCGCAGTTCCTTGAAGATCGCCAGCGCCTGCTCGGCCTGGTCCGGGAAGATCGGCGGCGGGATGATCGACCGCCCTGACTGCAGGCGTTCGGCCCAGTCGGGGCAAGCGGTCGTCCATTCCATAGCGTCATTTCACGGCACGTAGCGGCGGCGCCGCGGCGGCGAATCGCCCGGAAGCCGCCTTCTTGGCCGCGTCCGCGCGATCCTCTTTCTTTCCGGTGTCGCCCAGCTTCCGATGGAAATAGGGCATCAACTCTTTCGCCGCGAAGACGCGGAGCTTCGGCTCCGTCAGATCGTCATTCATCACGGCTTTCAGGAAGGCCTTGGGGTCGGAATACTGGGTTGCCTGCTCCCAATTGAACGCGGCAGCGGCAGCGTCTTCATCCAGAGACTCAGGCCCGCGCGCCGGCTGCGTCTTTGGCGTTGCCTTGGCTGGCGGCGCTGCTTTCCGCGCCGTACCGGCCTTCGATTTGCGCGCCAGGTGAGCCAGGACGTCGGCATCCTTCGCCAAGCGCGAACCGGCGGAGGCCGCCGTTCCCGCGCTGTAGCCGGCATCGATTGCTGCCTGCTTGTTCGAGAGCCCCCGCGCTTTGGCCTCGGCAAATTTGAGCTTTTTGCCTGTCAGAGCCATGTGAAAACCCCGCGTCGCGGGCCTCAATCCTTAACATCGCGCCGTCTGATTGGCTTTTCCAATCAAGGACTTGCGGCTCATTGTTCAAGAAGCAGCCGTGTTAAAGCTTTAACAAATTTCGTGGGAGGGGAAATTTTCCCTGCGTGAGGGAACGGGCGGTCTAGAACCGACCGCCCCCCTAGACTTTTGCACGCCCCCCCTTCCAACGGAGTATCCCGTGCGCATTCCATTAGAATGCGTCGAAACTGACAACCGCCATGACCATGCTGAAGCTACAGAACATTCCAGCGAAAGCCATTGCCATTGGGGCTGCAGGCCTCTCAGCGGTGCCGCTCATTGCTTGGGGCTATCGCTTCTGGACCCTGCCAATCTCGGACACTCAAGCGGCTTGGAACAACTTTGGCACGTTCGTTGGCGGTACTGTCTCACCACTTCTATCCCTTGCTGCCTTTGCAGGCTTGCTGCTAACTGTTCAGCAAGCTGAGGCGACTGCCGCCCAGAACGCCGCTCAAGCACAGCGCGAAGAGGAGAGCCGGCGTGCTGAAGCAGATGCAACACGGTTCCAGGAACTCGCCGAGAGTTGCTGGTCCAGAGCTTTTGAAGCGCTCAATAGAGATGGTGCTCCGGCTAGAAATCGGCTTGCATGGCTAACATGCGCCAGGCTTTTGCTCGCGGCGGATAATGCAGTGGCACGGATTCCCGTGACAGAAGCAGGAACGTTGGCAATTGCTCTCGCAGAGAAGTCTCATTGGCGCTTCCGGTTCTACGACCTGCTTAATCCGACGTCAACGCGAAGCATCGGGATCAATAGTGGCTTTTTCCAGCAAGACGATTCCGAACACCGCTCCCCAATCGACGAGAGATCGATAAGGGTCATTTACGATTTTACGAAGTGGCCTCCTGGTGAAACCGACAGCATCGATGACGTCGCGCACTACTCACTGGAGGAAATTCGCGACCTGCCAGGAAGTATGGCAGGAGCCAGACTATACCTGGCAGGCCTCCCAAGATTTCGAGCGGCATCGGTCGCGCCCCTTCCTCCGGACCGCTGACATGCGATCCCGCCTCAGATCGTACGTAATTCCTCTTTTTGTTTCGCACCGCTGTGGTGAAACACACAGAGTGTCTGCCAATTGGACCGGTCCCAAAACAGCATCTGATCACCTCGGTGCGGGATGCGGTGGTCGACCACGTTCCCATACGGAGCGGAGAGCCCGCGCCCTGCGCACTCCAGAATCACCGCAGCCACGCTGGCGGCGCTGATGCGCATTTCGCGCAGACAGTACTCGCAAAACGGATGCTCCCGCAGATGGGCAGCACGTTCCTTCTGCCAGCGGTAGCCGTAACCACGCTCTGCGCTGGTAAGCGCACTGGTACGCCAAGAGCCAGGTTCCATGATTGGAGTGCGGCTGCCTTCCGGTGCCAACCTACCGCTGAGCATGGGCATACGCTTAAGCCGTTTGCTCACGACACACTTCCAATAGCACAAGGAGCATAATGGTCACAGACGATATAAAGGGAGGTTCGAAATGACGAGCGATGACAATGACTCTCTGGGAGAAATCACGCTTGAAACAGCCTTGGTGCTCCGAGAGGTAGTGCTCGAGACCTTGAAGGAGTTTCCACCGGAAGCTCAAGAATCGATAAAGACGTACATGAAATTTCGTCGACTCCTTTCGGAAGAGAGCGACCGGGGTTGCGCGCTGGTAGGTGCAGCGTATCTCGACGAGGAGATCACAAAATTGCTGCGGTCGCGAATGGTTGAGAATAAGAGCAACAGCGACGCACTGCTCAACCAAGGACGGCCAATCGGAACTTTCTCGGCCAAAATTCGGGTTGCGTATGCGATGGGTCTAATCCCCGAAGACGTTTTTCGCGACATCAGCGCAATTCGGGAAATCCGCAACAAATTCGCACATCTCCATGGACCATTAAGCTTCGATGATCAATCAATACGCGACCAATGCCGATCGCTTCGCACGGCAATCCCATCGAAGAAAGACTCATCCCCGAGAGCTCGGTTCATTCACGTCGTAACTACCGTATTCACGGCTATGTCTATCGAGTCGAGGAAGGCGCGCGCTCAGGTCCCAGAAAATGAGACCATTCAGAAGCTAATTAACGACACTGAGAGCGCCTTAACGCTCGTGAAAAGGTATGCGGATGAGGTTACGCATAAAGCAAAAACGCCGTCCGACGCGCAAGCGATGGCAGATAGGGAGCCGCCTCCCCCAGATCCTCCGGAAGCCGCCAAATAAAGTAAGCGAGACCAGCTCATTATTACTGGTCTCAAAAAGCGCACCTAGGAAAGACAAAAGCCCGCACGGCATGCCGGTGCGGGCTTTAGGCGTAACTCTGCAATTTGGAGAAATTCTAGGGTCGCTGTAACAGCCTGTCAAGCAGCAACTTCAGCAGGTGCGATCAAACCCATGGCAGCAAAGTATTCGTCCAGGCGCGACACGGCAACAGCCTCCAGCTCGCGCAGTCGCTCACGGATCTTGGGGAATGCGCGGGCATAGGTCATGTGGTTGCCGCCGAACGACTGAGCCATGTCCCGGAAACTCACTGCCAGGCGTTCATGGTTGGCGAAGGCCTTTGCCACCAGTATGTCGAGCGCCGGCCCCGTGATGGCGCTGCTGTGCGCCAGCCAGTCGGAGAGATACCGGATTCCCTCGACACGGCCCGGCCCGTAGAAGTAGCGACGATGGCGCTGGCCGCCAGCCCCGATCTCCTCATACTCGGCCGGCGTGAACCGCGCGCGTACTACAGCGCGTTCCGGCGGCGGCAGCTTCGAATCCACTGCTGACATTACCATCGCGCACTGGCCGCGCACCTCGTCGCTGGTCAGCCCGCTGAAGTCCACCGTGCTGTCCGACGGCGATCCGCGCAGCTGCTCCAGCCAGGCCTCCTGCATGCCGGTCAGCTTCGGCGTGGCCTCCATCGCCCGGATCAGCGCCGTCCGGAACGGCGTCTTCTGCCGCGGCGGCAGGGCCATCACCATGTGAGCCACGTACAGCGCCTGTCGCGTGTCGGCGAATACTGCGTTCATCCTCTCTTTCCCCCGTCTTGTCGTTGATCCCGAGCACCTTGCTGCCAGCGCATGTACGGCAGCCGCACGCCGGCGTGGAACTTCGCTTCAGCCGCGGCCACGTGGTCCAGCTGCGCGCGTGACTCAATGCCGCTCACCTGGAGCACGAAAGCCCGGGCTGCCGCGGCTGACTCGCATGGCTTCCCTGTTCGGTTCGCCACGAAGGGCCAGAAGTCCGGGTTGCCGCACCACATGCCTGCCAGCCGCGCCAGCGCGCCACCCTTTGCCTGCGCCGTCATGCCGGGGCTCCCATGCCGAACAGCGCCCTGACCACCGAATGCTGCTTTCGCACGCTGCCGTTTCGACGGGCACGGTTCACCGTGTTGCGGTCAATGAGCGCCTTGTAGGCGAGCGGATCCTCTTCCCTCAGCCTGGCCCGGCGCGCCCGGCAGCGCTCGGTATTGGTCATGGCCCTCGGCTTCGGCTTGCTCTTCCCCGGAAACGGCAGCCAGAGGGGAATCGGCGAGCCGGAGCGCTTCTTCCAATCCACCACGTGCGCCGCGCCGGCCGCTTCCTTGGTGCGCATCAGCGCGTCGATGGTGTGTCGGCTGGCGCCGGAGACTTTAACCATCTCGTGCACCGTCCGGCCGCGGCGGTCCTGGCAAACCCGGATCAAGAGCAGCCAGGTCGGCGAGGTTTCGCCCTGGAACGGCTTCGAGCCCAAACCCAAGTCCTTGCCCTTGCGGTAGACCGATTCGATTGAGCGGCCCAGCTCCGCACCGATCACCCGAAACGACTTGCCGGTCGTCCAAAGGGAGCGCAGTCGGGCCACGTCTTCCACCGTCCATTTCATCGCAGCATCCCCCATACGATCGGGCCGATGATCAACAGCATCACCAGCACCGAGAAGACATCGCAACTATCCGCAGCGCTCACTTAACGCGCCTCCGATACCCCGACGGCAGACCAGTAGCCGCGGCTGTAAGCGATCCGCCCTCCTTTCCTCTCCCGCTGCAACAGGCGGTCAGCTGCACGATAGGCAGCATCTCGCGCGATTGCCTTGTCCATGCAAAGAGACAAGGACGTGCTAATGAACGCTTCAATCTCAGCGGCCGTAAAGCGGCTCTTCGACTGCATGTATTCCCTGGCACCGGCCAGAGTCCCAAGCGGGATCACCACCCCATTCACCTTCATTGAACCTCCTTGATCTGGATTCCCTTCACCGCCATCAGGTGCCGCTTGATCCGGTATTCCGGGGTGATGGCCCCCTTCACGTCTTCCACCGTCAGCCCGGCCGCGCCGGCCTCCCGGTACACGAAATCGGCCACGTAGCGCAGTGGCGGGCGCTTCCGCCCTTGCACCACCACTGCCGGCGCCAGCTCGAACACCACCTGGCGCTGCAGGTCGCTGATCCGGCCGGCCCGCTGCAGGATTCGCAGGTGGTGGTACCGCTCCATTTCCCGCTGGCTGTCGAATGTCTCGCTGCCTACCGTCACGCGGGTGTTGCGGTACTTGCTCGCCTTCGGCTCCTTGCCTCCCACGCCGCCCTGGCGTCCTGCCGTAGCCTTTCCGCCGCCGCGGCGCCCCGCTTCTTCTCCACGGCCATCAGGTAGGCCTTGATCGCCGCTGGCGCCAGGCTGATTACCCACCTGACCTCGCACTCGTGCCGCCACGCCTCGTCGGTTCGCATTGCCCCATCGCCCCCACATGCTCATAGCGACTCCATCACCGTTTCGATCCAGACGCGCGCCGCTTCCGCGTTGATCGCGTTTCCGTAGGCGCGCAGTCGTCCCACTCGGGCGGGAGACCCATGAGCCAGCGGCTGAATGCCGGGTTCAATGAGCCGCTCGCGGCCGTCCCGTCCCCGTACAGCCACACCACCCGCCCAAGGAGAGCATTCAGAGGTACGTTCTCGCAGGGGCTGCCGTCCTTCCAGTCGCGCGTCGTCGGCGTGGGCCACCCAGTACAGCCTGTCTCGGATGTTCGGGGCACCGATGCCCGCAGCCGGGAACGGGACCGCCCCGACCCCGTATCCCAATCCTTCCAGGTCAGTTTGTACAAGGTCGATCCAAGGATCTGCGTCCTTGCTCGCAACCTGCTCTCCAAGGACGACTGCAGGGCGGCACTCGCTGATGAGGTGGAAGAAGTGCGGCCAAAGGTGCCGCTCATCAGCAAACGCAAGTCCTGCGCCTGCCTGGCTGAAAGGTTGGCACGGACAGGAACCCGTCCAAACAGGTCGATCGTCGCCCCAACCGGCACGCCGGAGCGAATGGGACCAGACTCCCACGCCGGCGAAGAAGTGGCACTGCTGGTATCCGCGAAGGTCGTCAGGTCGAACATCCCGAATATCTCTCTCGTCTACGTCGCCCGGCGCGATGTGCCCTGCGGCGATCAGGTTGCGCAGCCACTGGGCTGCATAGGGCTCGATCTCGTTGTAGTAGGCAGTCACGCCTGCCCCTCTGTCGGCGGATGGCCGTAGAAAAACGCGTGCACGTCGGCGTAGACCGAGCTTTTGGTACGCAGCAGATCCGCCAGCAGCGCCTGGCGCCAAGGCCCGTCGCCGGCGGCCTTGAACACGCCGACCTTGTAGCGCTGGAATTCCTCGCCGGCCTTGCGCGGCCGCCATACCTCGGCACCCTTGGCCTCGATGCCCGGCGCCGACTCCCACCAAGTCGCATCGCCACCCCCTGCCGGCACGCCAGCCGGCCCGGCGGGCTGCTGCGGCGCCGGCTCGTCCAGCCAGCGCTTGCCGTTCAGCCACGTCGCCGGGTGCGGGATGAACTTGCCGCCCTCTTCGCGCCACTCGGTCCAGGCGGATTGCTTGGCGATCGCCGCCAGCAGCTGCTCCACCAGCGCCTCATCGGCACCGAGCTTCGCGAATGCCTTCTCGGCGTCGGCCTTCGCCACCTTCCGGGGGTAGGCCTGCCACAGCCGATCGAACAGTGCCGACTGCTTTGCCGCCTTTCCGCTCTTTGCGGGCGCGCCTTGACGGTTCCCTGATGGTTCCTTTGGAGGTTCTTTACGGTTAGACGGCACCTGGTGCGGGGGTTGGCGCATCTCCTGCGGGGGTACCCCGGCATCTGCTGCGGGGGTGTGGTGCATTTCCTGCGCCGGTGAATCTCCTGCGCCGGTGCACACCGTGCGGGGGTGAATCTCCTGCGGGGGTGAATATGCTGCAGGGGTAACGGTGTAGCTGGTGTGCCGGCCGTTCGAGCGATTCGCCGTCACCACCTGAGCAGCTTCCAGCCACTTGATGGCGTTCTGCACCGCGCGCTCCGAGGCGCAAACCCGCTTGGAGATCGTCGGAATGGACGGCCAGCAAACCCCTTGGTCGTTGGCGTTGTCCGCTAGGGAGATCAGCACCGCCTTTTGGGCGATCGACATCCCCTCCAGCGGCCAGCATTGGGACATGATGATGGTGCTCATGCGGCAGCCTCCACGCGCGCGGCCGGCACGCCGTATTGCTTTTCACGGTACGGTGCCCACTGCCCGTATCCCCAATCCCAGCGCACGCGTTTCTGCTCCTTGTTGAAGCGCTTGCCTTGGTCGAGCTCGTAGTGGCACCAGAAACAGGCCGGGACCGTCATCCGGTCGTCAGCCTTGAGGCCCTTGCCCTTGCCATCGCGAAGCTGGTTGGAATGCGCCGGCACCACAGTGTCCGGATTGTTCCGGCAGACGCCCGGAAACCGCAGGTAGCACTGCTGCCCGTGACAGAGCATGTCCGGGTGCAGAAGCGGATTGACGCGGACGGCCTTGCCATTCGCAATGACGACCACCAGCATCAGAACAGGCTCCCCTGCGGATGCGGCCGGCGGACGGGGCGAATGGTGCGGCCGGTGACCTTGCACGCGCGCGACGGCCCCTGCTCGAGCTTGCCCTTCTGGCGCAGTTCGTTGGCCCGGCCGCTGACGGTGTTGATCGCCAGGCCGGTCGCCTGCGCCAGCTCCTGCAGCGAGTAGTCGCGCGGATAGATGCCGATGGCATCCATGATTTCCTGCTGGACCCGGCCAAGCTCGCCGGTGGTGCGCATCCGATCGTAGTTGCGAATGCTGGTTTGAGCGACAGCCGTCCGCATGCCCTCTCCTATGCCTTCTCGGCCGTCTTGGGCCGGTATTGCTCATCCTTGAAGCCCGCATGCCACTCCAGGTGGGCGTCGGTGCCCGGTGGCCAGTGCGGGTTGTCCCGTTCAGTCATGCCTAGTCGGAATGCTTCGGCGCCTTGTTCACGCAGGTAGCTGCGCGGCGTAAGTTCATGGATCACCGCCACCTCAACTGTTTGGCGCGTACCCACAGTCGTGGAACAATCAGGAGCTCTCACCTTCCCAACCACCCACGAAAGGGGTACGCATGGATGAAAAAGAAACAATCAAAGCCCTTCAAGCTCAAGTCGCTGCCCTGCAGCACTTCGCTATTGCGCTGATCGACAGCCTCCCAACGGAAGTCGCGCAAACCTTGCACAACGAGTTCAGCGGCAACGTACGGGCAACACTTCGGCATCTGAGCAATGGTGGCTACGCCGAAGAAGCGAACCGTTTTCAGGAAGCAGTCGAGGGCATAAACGCGCGGGAAGCGGACTATCCCGGCCTCTGAGATAGCCTCTCCCTTACCTCCTGAAAGCCGCCCGGATAGCCTCGTGCTCGCCAATAGGCGTCACCCATCTGGGCGGCTTGGAACGCTCCGCGAAACCCCAGAGCGACCCACCGACTCTTTTCCAGCGCTCCGATCTGAGCCAGGCGCCGATGGTGTTCGGCAATTGCCGGGGCGATGAGCCACAGCACCAAACGGGCGTAGATGCGTCCGATCATTTGCCAACCTCCGGAACGGCGAGGCCCAGGTTCTTCTCGGTCAGGTGGAAGACGCGGTGGCGAATGTCCGTGCCGTCGTCCTCGTAGACGAACTTGTGGGCCTTCTGGGCGGCCACGTAGCGCGCGTAGAAGGCGCGGCGGCCGCTCGGCATGCGATACGCGCCGCCGGGTGTGAGTCGATCATTCATTGGGAAGCCCCATGCTGCGCGTCCCAACTTGTCCCAGTTTGGGCCGCTGTTCGAATGCCAGCACTTCCGGGTGAAGAGCCCCGTACGCGCTGCGGAGGATGTGATAGCCGAGCAGTTCCGGCGTTGTGACGCCCTGCTCGGCCGCTTTGATGACGAGTTCCCGGGCCTCGTTGGCCGGGAGCAACGCTTTGGTCTCGTTCTTACCGCCCGTCATGCCGTCACCGGTGTCCCAAAGTGTCCCAAGTCGTCACTGACGCCGCCGATCGCCACAGGCAAAGTCCCCACAGCGCCGAACAAATGCTGTTCAGCGATACGCGCCAGGGCAGCGGAATCGCTCTCGATACCGTTGACCTGCTTGTAGAGCTGAAGAGCGTCGTAAGCGCGGTCTCGGAGTCGTGTCTTCACTTCGTTACGAAACTCGGATCGGCGGGACATAGTGGTTTCCGTCTTGGGAAAGCCGCGGCAAGAGCCGCAAAATCACGGGGTCCAAACCCCGCGTACCTACTTCTTCTTGGTGCCCACATGGAACATGGACAGATTCATTCGATGGATCGGCTTGATGGCCTCTCCTTCTGCCCGGCGATGCTGGCTGAGCTGGGTCTGGTGTCCTTGCACTTCGACAACGCCGGAATTCCGCACGAACTAACCATCCCGGTGCCTCTAGCAATCCGCTTGCTCGATTCGCTTCAGTTGCTCGTCTACGAGCACGCGCTGCGCAAATAGGCCCAATCAACCTTGTCGTTCAGCTGTTCGCAAGTCACCTGCCCCGCCGTCAACCGCTCGATGTCAGGGCAATGCTCAGGGGGTACTTGCCTGCCCTCTCCTTTCCACTGGTGGACAGCGCTTTTCGTGACGCCTAGGCGGTCCGCTAGGGCTTTATAGCCACCCAACAATCCAGCAGCCCGCTCGATCGGATGAACGTTCATGAGTCATATCCAGCATGTTTGCGTGAAGTATAGATTATCTAGACATCGGTGTAAAGAAAAGCTAGACCAGCGCGGTTTAGATTCTCTGTACCATCGCGCGATGGAAATGAAGTTGTGGATTCGACTCGCGCGCAAGAAGGCCGGGCTGACGCAAGAGCAGCTCGGGGAGCGCCTTGGGGTTACTAAAGCGAACGTGTCTGCCTGGGAAAACGGCAGGCATGAGGCCAGCTTCGCTCAGCTGACCGCCATATCTGAACTAGCCGGCTTGCCTCTCAGCGGTGGGGAAGCTCAAGTCGCAGACGCCCCAGCCTCCATCGAGAAATGGCAACAGGAGGACGCTTCGCGGCTCAAAGCATTGTTTGACGCTCGCAATGGATCTTTCAGCCAGGAAGAGTTCGGGACGCGATTCGAGATCGGAAGCCAAGGCATGGTCTGGCAATACCTGAACGGGCGCCGACCACTCAACATCAAGGCGGCCGCAAACTTTGCGCGAGGCCTTGGCGTTGAGGTTGACCAGTTCAGCCCACGGCTTGCCGACGAGATTCGGCGAGCAGCCTCAAGCGTGTTGGACACCATACCAAGTGCGCCTGCTGCAGCTACTCAGGACACTCTGGGACTGCGCCTCACGCGCGTGATGGCTGAAGAACGGCTCGACATCCCTTCATTGGCCCATTTCCTGGGTGTTGAAACTGCAGTCGTCCGAGCGTGGATTGATCTTCCCGAAAGCAGGCTTGGCCTCCACCACGCGGTCCGGTTGCAGGAGGCCTACGGATACAGTCCGATATGGCTGGTCAGCGGAAAGGGCGAGCCCAAGCTTTCCTCTCATGAAGAAGCAGAGCTAGACGAACCCTCTATACCGCTCGACCTGGTCGAAATTCCACCGGGCTCGTTCAGAAGAATTCCAGTAGTCGGCATGGCACAGCTTGGAGACAACGGTCATTTCTGTGACATCGAATATCCAGTGGGGCACGGGGACGGCTACATCTCCTTCCCTACTTCAGATCCAGACGCCTACGCTCTTCGATGCAATGGCGATTCGATGCGGCCGAGGATCAAGCACGGCGAGTTTGTGGTGATCGAACCTAATCGATCCATTACGAACGGGGACGAGGTCCTTGTAAAGTCTCAGGACGGGCGCGTGATGGTCAAGGAGCTAGCGTACGTTCGAGATAGCATCGTCCACCTGTCCTCGGTGAATGAGCGACATGGAATGCTGAGGATCCCGCAAGACCAAATCGAGCGCATGCACTTCGTCGGCGGAATCGTGAAACCTGCGGTTTGGCGCCCAGATTGAGAAAGGAAAGCAAATGAAGCGGTTCTTCTCAGGAGTCGTCCTTGTCGCTGCTCTTGCTCCAGTGGCCGGTTGCATGACTTTGCACGACCTTGACCAGCAGACGCCAAAGTACATTGGCGAGGCCCGCGGTGACTACTTTACTGTTGCCGAGTGCTTGCATGCTCGCCAGGTTCAGCAAGGGAACACAGAAACAACACTTGCCCGCGACAAACAAGCAGGACGGGCTACGGTTGTCATTAATGGCGATGCTGGCCCTTTGGCTGTGTATGTGACCACAGACGTTTCAGCGGGCGTTGTCGCTGTGAAGTACTACACAAACCTCTCTGCGCGGCCAGACGTGATCGGGAAGCAGGTCCTTGCCTGTTCCGCCACATAGCAGATTCCGCCGATGTGATCTGAACGGACTCTCTTCATAGCGCCCCGAAAACTGCACTCGGACCAGTGCAGTTTTTCTTGACTTATCGAGTATAGTTTTTCTATACTTCGCTCCATCTAATGAGGGAGTGAGGCATGGAAACACTCGCAGGTATTGGGATCATGGTCTGGGCACTGGTGGTCATCCTGGCCGTGTCCGTCATTCGCGGCGCAAGGGGCTGAGCCGTGACGCCCGATCAAGCCGCCATCCGCCAGGCCGTACTGGATAACTCGCGCGCCGAGCTGCTGCGCGAGCTGCAGGCGTCCCACCGAATCATTCGCAACATGCTTGGCCTGCTCTCGCCCAGCCAGACGGCAGTACTGGCGGAGCGCAACGCTCGCGACCAAGTCGACGGCGAGGGAATCACGCGCGCCCATGAGCGCGAGGCAGTCATCCGCCGCGCCGGAGGTGCCGCGTGAAATTCCTCCGCGCCCTTCTCTTCTGGATTGGCATCGCCGTGGGATTCATTGCCCTGTGCGGGGCCTACACCGTTCTCAACCTGGACGCGCCTACCGCCACCCCGATCTGGAGGCAATCGTGACCTTCCGCATCTTCATCAACCGTCAGTGCGTCTATACGGGCCGCTTCGCCAGCTGGTGGGCCGCCCATGACGCTGCCATCAATCGCGGCCTGCTGTGCGGCGCTCGCAATGTCCAGGTGAAGCCGGCATGAGCATCCCTGGCTTCCTCGTCCGAACCGCGGAGAACAGTAAGGCGCTTTCAGAAAAGGCAAGCCTCGTTGGCAAAGCTCCTGTTCCTCCAGGCCTGCCGTCCGCGCAAGAGATTGTCGCCGCTATCGACGGTGTCCTGCAGTGCGAAAGCTTCTACTCGAGCGCCGCACAGGATGCGCTCGCCCGCCTGGCGATCGTGCGCGAGCAGTTCGCCGCGACTCTCCCCAAATCCAACGGAGATTGACCATGTCTGCATTCTGCGTGTTCGGCATGACATTCGAGGTAGCCATCAAGCGCGCCGAGAAGAAGCTGGGCGACTCCAACTTGTCGATGGAGCAGTGGAAGAAGAAGGTGCACGAGCTGGCCGAGCGGATCCTCATCGAGGCCAAGCCTACCCAGGTCAGCCCTCCCTTCGATGCTCCCCAGTTCGCCAAGGAATGGATCGAGGTCGCTCGCAAAACCTCGCGCATCTATGCACCCACGGTCATGGTCCGAAAGCCCAAGAAGGACAAGCACGGCAATCCCGTGATTAGCAAGGCCACCGGCCTGCCCGCCCTCGGGTGGGAACCGTACTGATTCCACCGGAAGTTTTTCCACAACATCACAGCGAGACAGCAATGCAAGAACTCACCAGCAGCATCGCGGCGGCCCTCGACCGCATCATCAAGTCCGACACCATCGAGAAAGCCATTGAGGCGCAGTTGACTGACGTGGTCAAGCGTGAGGTGAAGGACCAACTGTCGTCCTACTCCGAATTTGGCAAGCAACTGGAGGCTAGCGTCAAAAGCGCACTGCAAGTCGACTTCAGTAATCTCGGCCTGCCGGGCTACGGCGACTTCATTCTCAAGATCGTGCGCCAGCAACTCGAAGCAAACGTGAATGACCAGATCCGCGCATCGATCGAGCAGAATCTCACCGAGTTGCTCGAGCCCCCGCCCGCCGAGATCAAGCTCTCGCAACTGGTCGAGCAGTTCATCAAGTTCAGCGCGGACAACCGCCGCTACTCATGCTCGTGCGACGACACCGACTCGATCACGCTGATCGTCGAGGAATCGAAGTATGGCAGCCGCTTCATCTATCTGGACAAGGACAGTGGGCAGGAGAAGTACGAATGCTCGATCAGGTTCCTCGTGAGCGAGAGCGACGGTCGCATGTCGGCACTGAAGGTCGACGGAAAAGAGTTCGACAAGTCGCTATTCGTCGGCTCGCTCTATCAGTTCGAGCGCAGCCTCTTTCAGATGTACGCCGCCGGCACGAAGCTGATCATCGACGGTGACGAGCACCGCATCGAAACGTCATACCCCGGGCATTACGACTGACCATGGACTGCCTGGTCTCCCTGATCGTCATGGCGCTCGCCTTTCTCGGCGCTGTCGCCTTTGGCGTCTACGCCAATTACCGCTTCATGAAGCGGATCGCTGAACGAGAAGACAACCAATGATCCGTCGCCTTCTACTCGCCTACTCGGCCACGCGCCCCTGCAAGATCATCAGCGAAGCCGGCCGCCCGTACCTGGAACGCTACTTCGTCTGCGCGTTCTTCGGGATCCGAGTCTACCTGCACCGTTTCGTAGGGTCTGATCCCGACCGCGGCCTGCACGATCACCCATGGCGCTGGGCCATGTCGATCATCCTGCGCGGCTGGTACTACGAGGCCACACGCAGCGGCCTGCGCACTGTCCACTGGTTCAACTTCCTGACCGGTGACACGTTCCATCGCGTAATTCTCTCGCCTGGCCCGCTGCGCGGCATTCATACGCCTCGCGAGGTTTGGTCCCTATTCATCGTGCCGGCCAAGGACGTAAAACCCTGGGGCTTCCTTCGTGATCAGGGACAGCGCGGCCAGGTATTCACGCCATTCGACTACGGCCCCGGCGGCAAGCCTGCGCACTGGTGGAAGCATGCACCGAAAGGACGTGAAGCGGCGGGCCGGCAGGAGAACGGCAATGGCTGACCTGAAACCGGGATGCTGTCACAAATGCGGCCTGCCGCGAGTCGATAACCCTCACCCGGACGCCGGGAAGCCGGAGCGGATGCTGGACGTGGGGTGTCCAAAGGAATGCCTGCCTTGCACTGTACTTAGCCGCCACCAGTGGGCGCAGCGCGCCTACGCCGCAGAAAAGCGCATCCGCGAACTCGAGGCAAGAGCCGCGATGGGCCAAGTGCCGATCGAGCTGGCCGGAGTAATGGAAGAGGTCGAGCGAGGCAAAGGTTTCTGGACGCCCTGCACAGGGTGCTACGACACTGAGGATGGCCGCCCTACGCAGCGATACTCACACAGCGAGATTTTTTGCTGTGAGCTGGGCAGCGGCTGCAGCGAATGCGGCGGCATTGGCGCCGTCTGGGATGACACCGACTACGAGGCCATGGCGCGGCTCATGGTCGGCCAAGAAGCCACGCCGCCCACTACCAGCGCAGACGACGCGAGGGACGCGGCGTTGGACGAGGCCGCAACCGCTGTTGAACAGCACGACAAGAATGGGCGTGAGTGGGTGCCAGGCAGCTTGTGGGATCAATTAACGCGCGAGGCTGCTGGCCGCATCCGTGCCCTACGCACCAAGAAGGAGAAGGCATGAGATTCCACATTTCCTTCATGAACAGGGATACCGGCGAGAGCTATCTCGTGGAGGCCATCGGGGACACGGTTGACATCCCAGGGATGCCGCCAGAGTCCTGCGCGGTGCACGCGCTCGTCAATGCTGGCGCGGACGCCCCACTCTATGCCGTCTCCCATATTGAGAGTGGCTGGCGGGTTGCCGGCGGCGACAGCATCGACTTCGCAATTCAGCGTGCCCGGGAAATCGTGGCTCGAGTCGATGCAGAGAAGCGCAACGCCACGTTGGAGATGGCAGTAAAAATGCGCCGGAAGATCGAGCGCACGCAGGCCGCAAAGCGCGTGAAGGGGGCATGATGCGACGCCACTGGACTGACGTCGAGATCGCTGTGCTGAGGGATTTCTACCCCGACAGCAAGACGGAAGACATCGCTGCGGCGTTGAAGCGTCCAACGCATGCCGTCTACAACAAGGCGCTGGCGATGGGCCTCCGGAAGTCTGAGGCCTACCTTGCCAGTCCTGACGCTGGCCGGCTGGATGGGAAGCGAGGCGCAGGTAGCAGGTTCGTCGCCGGTCAGCCATCGTGGAACAAAGGCATCAAGGGCAGCTCTGGCCTGCATCCGAATACCGTCCGCTGCCATTTCCGAAAGGGCGAGCGCCGCGGCGCTGCTAATAGCAACTACGTGCCGATCGGCAGCGAGCGGATTACCAAGGAGGGGTACCTGGAGCGGAAGGTGACGGACGATCCGAGCATTGTGCCGGCCAGGCGGTGGGTCGGCGTGCACCGCCTCGTTTGGGAAGCTGCGCATGGCCCGATTCCACCAGGCCATGCAGTGGCTTTCCTGCCCGGCCGCCGCACAACCGATGCCGCGCTCATCACGGAAGACGCCCTGGAACTGGTTTCCCGTGGTGAGCTCGCGCGTCGCAATCATCCACGCGCGCGCTCCCCTGAGCTTGCCAGCCTAGTCCAGCTCAAAGGCGCCATCACCCGCCAGGTCAACCGAATCGCCCGAGAGGCGAAGGAGAAGCAATCATGAGCGAGAACAACATCAGCACCGTCCGCCAGCACCTGCTGGACACCTTGGCCGACCTGCGCAACCGCGACAACCCAATGGAGGTCGATCGGGCACGTGCGGTCGCGGACGTGGCCCGCGTCCTGGTGGACAGCGCAAAGGTGGAAGTCGATTTCATCAAAGCGTCGGGAGCCAGCGGCGGCTCAGACTTCCTGCAGCCTGACCAAGTCACCCCAGCGACGCCGGCGACCGGCCTGCCTCCGGGTATTACCGGCATCCGTCGCCACACGCTGAAATAGTCCAAACAGGCCATCGCCTGTATTCAATATTTACAAGCTATACCCTGTATGCAGCAGCACGCTGAACGAATAATCGAGGCCACCAGGCGCGCTTGGGAGGAACAAATGAAAACCGGATGGATGACCGAGGATGACCTGCAGGAACTGACCGGCAAGAAGCGCTGGTCGGCCCAGGCGCGCTGGCTTGAGGCCGCCTTTCGGATTGAACCGCTGCGCCGCGGTGATGGCCGGGTGATGATGACGTGGGAAACGTACCGCGCGCTGGAGGCGAAGAAGGCCGGCGTAGGTACCTCCGATGTGGTGCCGCTCACGCCCGCCGCCAGGTCGGTCCTGCGCAAGGTTACCTTTGCTGGACGCGCGGCATGAACGCACGCCGGCGCAAAACGAATCTCGGCATGCCGAGCCGCGTCTACGTACGCGGTGCCAGCTTCTATTGGGTCCGGCCGAACGATCAGAAGTGGATCAGGCTCTGCCGCGTCGACGAGGGCCAGCGCAAGATGCTCGCCCGGTTGGCGGCGGAGATCGGTGACTTCGAGGCCCACGCCGGCACGGGCGACATGGCGCCACTGATCGCGGAATACGTGCGCCTTCACAAGGACCAGCACAAGGAAAAGGCGTGGCCCGCGTACGGCAGGTACGCCGGCGAGGCGTTCAAAGATGCCTACCTCGCCTCGATCGCGCCGGCGGACGTGGCCGACTTCCTGCGGGACAACTGGACGGGCAAGCTGCATATGCAGCGCGTGATGCGGTCGTTCATGTCCGGCTTCTTCGAGTGGTGCATCGGCAAGCGGCTGACAGCGACAAACCCGTGCCGGGAGGTCAAGCTGAAGAAGCCGCGCGCGCGCGACGTCTACATCCCGGACGATCACTTTCTTGCCATTCGCGCCAAGTTGCTCAACTACGTGCGCAAGCGCAAGGACGGCCAAGAGATCGTCACAAAGGTGCCGGCGGGCGACATGATGCAGTGCTTCATCGACCTGTGCTACCTGACCGCCCAGCGATCAACCGAGATTCGGCTGCTGCGCTGGAAGGCGGACCCCGGCGCGGCCGGCGGCTCCTCATGGGTTGACTGGGACTCTGAGGTCATCCATTTCGTACCGACCAAGACCGAGGACAGCACGGCCGAGGCGGTGGACTGGCCGATCACCGCGGAGATCAAGCAGGTGCTCAAGCGCGCCCAACTGATCGGCAAGGTGAAGAGCAGCCAGTACGTGATCCATTCGATCGACGGGCAGGCGTACGCCGCCAACGCGCTGCTGGCCGCTTGGAAGCGCGCCGCGGGCCGCGCCAACCTGGCCGATGCCGGCTACACGGTCAAGGACATCAGGGCGAAAGCTCTAACCGATGCCGAGCGGGCCGGCTACAGCATCGAGCAATTGCAGGTGGCCGCCGCGCACGCCGACTCGAAGACGACCGAGATCTACGTTAAATCGCGATCAGTGCCGGTTAGCGAAGTTCGCCTCGTGCTACCCAAGGCGGGCTAATTTCTGGACAGCTGATTTTCGGGGAAACCTCGCCTTCCAGAACACCCCTACTGAGCGAATAGGCGTCATCTACCCTTGCCAAACACGTAGCCCAAGGCAAGAGTTATTAGGGGAGCGAAAATCGACCAGATTTCCTTTATCTCGGACATGGGGCTTTGGCTACCGTCACGAAGAGCCATTAGCACCGCGGCTACAGACAGCAAACCGCCCCCAATGAAGGACCAAAGTATCGTGCGATAGACGATGGAGTTCTGGGCATGTTCGCCGGAACCAATCTGCTGTGTGACCACGCCAGGGATCGGAGTGGCGATTGCGCCGGGTGAAGAAGGGAGCGTAGGCGGGCGAAGCTCACCCTCGATCTGCATGTTAACTTCACCTTGATCCATGTCAGTCTCCCGCCATGAACGTGTAATGCACTGTTTTGCTGCTCTCCGGGCTGAGCGCATACACCATGAATGCGAACCAGAGTTTCCGACCGGCAAGGGTTCCAATCTCGATCGGCGATGTGGTTCCGGATCCTATGGAGTTATTAAAGTTGTAGAGGCGCAAATTTAGTGCGGAAGCGTTTGAGGGGCCAGACTCCATCCTTGTACTACTGCCATCCGTCACAAACTCCAAGACAACGCGTAGGTGCGCAAGCTGCAGTTCCAGATTGCGGCTATCTGCGGTGATGACGGTACCAGCCGCAATGACATCCCGGCTACCGGTGCGTATTTGAAGGGCTGCGTTCGGTTGACCGATCGGAGAGCCCGCGTTAAGAATGAATGACAT